AAAAAAAATTCCTAAACAGGAATAATAGAAGCGTCCCCAACACGCACAACAAGAAACACATTCACACGACCAACAGAACTACCAGCAGGAATAGGAGCAGTCGAACAATTCTTGACATTCACGCGGAGACAAAACTTCGCCAGGAAACCCAAAACAGGAGTGGGTTTAATCTGACGAGTAATGCCATACTGACCTAAAATAACCGGAAAATTGACAGGAGGAACAATCCCACCTACAGCCATGCTGGCAGGAAGAAATTGCTCCACCGAGGGGTAATTAAAATAATCAGTAACCTTTTGAGGGGTTGACTCTCCAGACGGAACAAGACAAGAAGTGATCACAGCACTAGAACTACGCAAGCAAGAAAAAGAAACTTGACAATCCATATTCTCAATAACAGCACAAGGAAAGAACGACATAAAAGTGGCCAAAGCAGGAATGCCAGAACCAGGAACTAAATCAATGCACCAATGATAACCACCAGAAGAAGTACCATTGACAGCACGAGAAGAACCAGAAGCGGCAGCAGTTTCGAAAGAAGAACCAGCAGGAAGCAAAGTAGTATCCAATTTCAACTTAGACAAGACAAAACCAAAACGACGAACACGGCCATCCCAACCCGTACCAATAACCGACACTTGCGGAGGAATCGCGTTAAGAATCCCATGTTGTTGAGATTCAGCAGGAGTAACAGTATCGAAACCAGACATAAGAGCAGTACGATTTTGCGAGAGGAAGGCGTTGTTGAAGTTGACAGCAGAAGACAGAGAGTGAGTATTAATAATACGAAAAAAGAGTAAACTTAAGGTACAGATCACCAAACCGGACGAAGAAAAACCACGATCCAACTTATTCAAAGCACGAGTAGCAACGCGAATTTGAGCCTTACGACCCTTGAATTCTTTCCCAGACCAATACTCAATTTTAGACTTGAGTATATCAAACAAAGTACCCACACGACGAGAAAACAAGAACGTAGAAACGACAGGCAATTTCTTGTGAATAAGAGAAAGTATAGAACTCAAGCACAACAAACGAAATTGATCAAGAACAAAACCATCCGCAACAGAACGATAAGTAAAATCAATCTCCATAGCATACGAAAACAAGAAATCATTCATATCAGCACCATGAGCCAATTTCGCACGAATTTTCAAAAAAATAGAAAGAGGATCACGAACAATACCTTGAGAGCCTAACATCCAACCGCAAAAATCAGCGACATCAACATGAAACAACTTACAAACAACTAACAGATTCTTGGAAAGAGCACCCCAGCGAGGATGATCCAAGACTTTCCAATCAACAGACATATCATCACCAGCGATCAACCACATACCACGCCATAGA